GATGGCGTAGCCGGTTCGCCAGAAACTATTATAACCGCCCAGTATATAGCGGGGGTATCTCCAACCATCCTTGTTGAAGATGCATCCGTTTTGCCGGACGCCCCTAACCGGGTCGTATTGCAGAGATCATCGGATTCAGCGTTTGTAACCGTCTTTTACGGCACTCGTGTGGCTAATGTATTGGGCGCACTGACCCCAGAAGCAGGTTTGACCGGAACTTACCCGGTAGGCTCATCCGCGGCGCGTAGATTTTGCGAGGCTGACCACGAAGAACTTAGAGACAATATCACCACCCTAAATAGTGGTAAAGCCGAACTTGCCCACGCGGATAGACATGCGGGAGGTGGTGACGACCCTATCGCTGTCGCCACAATTAATGCACATGGCCTAATGTCATCAGCTGATAAATTCAAACTCGCTGGTGTGGAAAACTTTGCCAAGGCCAACGTCCTCGAGGCCGTTAAGGTTGGCGGCGCTGCGCTCCCAATCACAGGCAAGGCTGTGGATATCACCTATGTACCATCCGCATCCAAACTCACGGCGGCACGCGCCATAGACGGAGTAAACTTCGATGGAACGGCGGCTGTCAGTAGATACGGTGTTTGTGCAACCATCGCAAAAACGGCGGCAAAAGCTGTATCCATTACAGGTTATACACTGGTTACCGGTGCAGTATCGGTGGTTAAGTTTACCTACGGCAACGTCGCAAACTCACCGACACTTAACATCACTTCAACCGGCGCAAAACCCATCACCCGAAAGGGTGTTGTGATATCCCCCGAAAAAATCGAGAGGGGTGGGACGTATGTGTTTGTCTATGATGGCACAAACTACGAAATTATCGGAAGCTATTTCGACAACTCACCCATAACCATCCACGGGATGATTATAGACGAGACCAACAGCGACCCTAAAGCATGTATATCATACATCGGGGCTTCTGCAGGATTGGATTTAGCCGCAAGAAAAGCGGTGTTTGAATCATCGCATCCATTTGTGGTTGTCAAAGCGGCAGAAGAATTATTCACTGTGGACCCTACCGACTGGTCTAAGAAACTCGATGGCACTGCGAGCGGGGTCACTACCGACGGCTTATCACTTGATGGAAACTTTGTAATCAGGTATCCTACGTTCTGGTTCCGTATCCAGACACTCGGGACTGATATACACTCCATCGAATGGACGCATGATAACCCCGGGTCTGGTAACGGGTGGGTGTGTTGTCATTTGAGAGACGGCACTATCAGAGATAAGGTATGGGTCGGTGTAACCAAAGGGATTATCGACGGCGGCAAACTCCGCGCCATCTACAGCGACACACTCACCCCCACGGTCTCGACGACCTCGGAAGCATTTAGAACTGCAGCTCAGGCAACCGGTAATGCGGAGGGTGTCTCCGGCGAAAACACCTACACAATCACTCAGCCATTGGTCTACATCATGCGGTGTATCCTCAAGTACTGGACATACGGCACGCTCAATCTCCAGACTGACGTCGCCCATGGAATTGTGGATGACCTTGGTTCTGTAATTGGCAGACGCCCGGTGTGTGTCGTCGTCTCTCCAACTGGTGGGTATACACAGGGAATTGCGGCAAGCTCACAGGCATACACAGATAATGTATCCGCGGTTGTTGGCGGGGAGATTGACCCATACGGCAATATCTTTGAGAACATGATTGATTTTGCCTATAGATTTGGCGAGATCGCATTTGCAACAGACTCCGCTGATCATTTTGATATCTCGTCGTTGACAATTGCAAACTGGGATGCATCTATCCCTGATACCTGGTGCAGAGTCATGGGGGTCGGAACTACATCCGGATACATCCGCAAGATGCTTTGGAATGCATCGTTCCCACTCATATCAGCATCTGTGGACGGCGGGTCTGCACTGACATACTGGTCAGACCACACGAGTCGCAACGCAGAAGATACAGCAGAAAACAAAGTGCCGCGCTGTTGTCTTTCGGGCGGGTATTGGCGTGATGCCTCGCATGCGGGGCCCGCGTATCTGTATCTGGATATTGCGGTCGGCGTTTCCAACGGTGGTGTCGGCGCTCGCCTGCAGATTTTCAGCAAGGAGTAATACAATGACAAAACCAAAAGATCACAGTGTGGGCGAACAACCCACAAACCCCATTATCACAGACAAATGGGTGTATTGTATTTCGAACATCCAGCGGGAGTATCCTCCAGAGGACGACGGACTAATTCACTGGTCGTATGATATCGACGAACAAATTCCGATCGTGGAATACACGAAAAAGAGGGAGTCTGAAATCGCAGAATCTATCTCAATGGCCAAAGCAGAAGCGACAACTAACGCATTTGAAGCCACGTTAGAGATTCTCGGAGGTGTCTAATGGCAGAATTAAGCCCCGCGTTAGAACGCATGGCTGGATTATACGTAGAACTGATACGGAACGGAGTAAAGTCAATTGACGAAGTTCCTACCATGTTACGGGCACGTGTTGAAGAGTTGCTAATTAATGACCCTTGATTACGATACGGATAGATATGATGCTGGTGGTTTTTCCACCACACCAACCCCCGTATTACACACATCAAACCATCTTGATTATGATACGGGTAGTTATGATGCTGGTGGGTTTTCCACCACACCAACTCCTATATTACCCGCATCATACCTAATCACCGCACCGGAAATACGGATTTGTGACGAGGATTATATCCCGCGTATTGTCCTTGATGGATACAAAAACTTGACATATACGGAGCGACACCGGAACCGCGATTCATGGAGTTTTGAAGTATCCCGGCATTCAGTCTATGCGCAATACCTTATCAAAGGGCGGATTATACATTACGTTACAGGGTCGTCTGTGTATGCGCTGATAATCAAACAGATAGACGCGACTAGGGACACTATCACTGTATCTGGCAATGAATACGCAGATGATTTATTATCTGCGAGAATTGCGCTTGTAAACGTCCTAGAGGGCGTCGGTGCGGACGAGATACAGGACTCAGCAGAAACCGCGTTCCGCCATTACGTCAATGGAAATATCATCGAAGCCACAGACACATACAGACGCGACCCGTTTCTGACTCTGGAACCGGTTGATTACGGACGAGGCGAAACTGTGACGATATCGGCAAGGTTTGAAAATCTTTTAGATCTTTGTGAAACTATCGGGTCACTAGGTAGTATCGGATGGCGGTCTGTGGTTGTAGACGATGACACGAAACCATGGGGATGGAAAATAGTTATGTCGGTAGTTGAAGGTAATGATTTGGGGGAAGTCGTATGAGCTGGGTTATATTAAGCGAGGAGATGGGCACAGCGGTATTATCCCGGTTTGTTGATACTATCCCGGAGTGCACGGTCGCGGTCGTCGGGGGGCAGGGTGAAGCGGCGGTGCGAACCATACAGCTTGTAGGCGATACTACACTGACCGGCATCGAACGGAGGGAAGTATTTGTTGACGCGAGATATGCTACAACACCCGACCTACGGACGACAGCGGGAGAAAAAGAGATTGCGGCAAATGTTGAGACCGTTATCGAGATGCAGTTTTCGGACTCACCGGGATGTGTCTACGGTGAAGATTTTACTCTCGGGGATATCGTTACTGTCGATGCGGGTATTTACGGGAAATATGATATTGAAGTTGTTTCGTCCGAAATCAATTATACCGCAAACAAGAGGGATATAATTATAGTCCTTGGGAGCGAAGGAACTAATATAGTCCGGATGATAAAGGACGTAGCGAAGAACAATCCAGTATTAAGGGTATAAAACATGACAGTTAAATCAGGATTTTTTAGTGATGGTTCGAGTTATAATCAGGCAGATTTTAACGCTTTCCTCCTTGACTCTATCGGGTCAGGGTATGTATTAGGATATGGACTTGAGTTAAGGGTAATACAAAACTCACCCGCTAATATGGGGGTGCTCGTCCGAACAGGGCGGTGTTACGTTCAGGGTTATTATGGATGGGTCACGGCTAACGAGGCTTTGACTGTGCCGACAGCTAACGCCACAAACCCGCGTATTGATCGGGTTGTTGCACGGCTGAGTGTATCCGTCAACCAATCGGTTACATTTGCCGTATTGACGGGCACTCCAGCGGCTAATCCGTCCGCGCCGGCACTTACCCGGACGTCCGAAACTTACGAAATATCTTTAGCACGGATAGCTGTTGGCGCGGGAGTTACATCTATTACCGCAGCCAATATCACGGACGAGCGCGGAGACGCTACTGTATGTGGTGTTGCAGGTGTCAAACATTCATGGCAGTATCTGAGTAATGTTGCCATAGATGTATCTGAGATGTCAGTCGATGCGGGTGTTAGTGACAGAGATCCGGTATATTTCAACGGGACAAAATGGGTTGTATCTACATCTGGTGCGGTTGGATTTTACGATGCGGCAAACGATGCTGTTATCACTGCTGGGTATCTCGGTGGGTTTACAGGGTTGACTCCGGGCGCGATTGTCGGTAATAGAGGGGTAGCTCTTACGACTACGAAAATAGTTGTTTTGGAAACACCAGTGGATACCGGGGGGTATAAACAGATAGGTAACGTAAAAGGGCGCGTTGTTATCACTGGATGTACGTGGGCAAATACAACGTTAAGCGGGAGTGAGGTTCGGGATAGTGGTTGCATATCTATATTATCATCTGGTACGGCTTCCTCGTCAACAACCACACCAACCATAGTTAATAGATATCTACTATATCCATATCTTGGATTTGTTGATTTATTACCAAAGGTCAACATGAGCATTACATTTACAGCGTCAGTAACAGGGGCGGCATCTGGACCGGGTATAGGAGCTAAATTGGAGTGTTATGGGATTACAGGTACATTGTTACGGACATATTCGCATTATAATTTTACAGGGACTGCGACACCTGACGTCGTAGATTTAACCGATGTATTTATGCTCAGAATAACCGCGATTGGAAATGCAGGTACATCTACAGCCGCCGGTACAATAACAGGAATATACGTTAGATTGCCTTACGCTGAGTCTATAATAGCACCATAAGCATAATATTATGTTTAAAAAAAGATTAGAGGTTTAATCCTCTATTTTTTCGACTGAATACGTGACAGTCTCTTTTACATCTATGTCAACGTAAGGTAACGAATTGGACTTGCCACCCGTCATAACATCAAGATCGGTCAATCCCACCTCGTAATGAGTAAGGGCGTCCTGTTTATACCGGTCTTTATCGACGTCTGGGATATCAACCGATTTGTAGACAAACTTCCCGCCGGCAAAGATAAGGTCGGGGTTAAGTTCAATGATACGTTCAATGACAACTTTCCGCATTTCCCGCGTCTTGCGGTTGACCCGTAACCGGTATTCCCCGATTGCCTTCGCCCCGTTTGCCGACTTGATATACGCCTCCTTTTTAAGTTCGAGTGCTCCGATCTGTGCCGTAATGTTCTTAAGCTGTTCGTTGAGCTGGGTAAGCTGCGAGTCTATCTCATAGACTCGTTCATATGGATTTTCTTCAAGCTCTATCATTATACCCACCCGATTTGTATAGTGCCCTTCATCTGAGCTTGGTATGGTGTAAGGATATCACAGACCACGGAAGCAGTACCTTTATCACCGCACAAAATTTGGAATGGTATATCGAAACAATGCCATTTCCCCAGGTTAATATCAGTTGCTTTGCTCTGCCTCATACTCTCAAGTTTGTCTCTATCTGTGTCAGACAGGGTTATATTGAGTCTCTTCTCAATATCTGTTGTTTTAAGATCTCCCAACTTCATTCTTCTATCTCCTCGGCTATGATAATCTCTGGTTGTGCTCTTACTCGCGTCTCGTTTCGGGTTGCCTGTTCGGTGTCCGCGTCTATAATGGGTTTCTGTGTTATCATTGTTTTCTCCGTGCTCCTGTCACGCATGACGGGGAGCATTCCGGGAAAAAAGATTTGGTAATTATACTTCAGGCTGACTCGTTTGTGAGGTGAGGTATCTTAACACAGATGCGTAAGTAAGTGAGGTTCTCTTGTTGATCCATTCTCCCGCGTTATCCTCGCTAAAAACCTTCGCGTATCTAACCGCGTATTCGTCTGAGATTACTTTACCCGCTTCCTTCTGTTCGGGTTTTACGTTTTTAACGAGGTTTTCTGCAATCGTTTCGGGTGTTGGGATTTTAGAGGTAAGTTCATTTCTGATGGTGTTTGCCCATGAGATTTGTTTTTCGGTTCCTTTTAATTCTGGTAAGTTCATTTTAGTTTCTCCTTGTAGCTGTTCTTACTACAATAATATATTAGACTCGAAAGTATATATACTTATCTATTTGGATGGATTAAATTATAAGATTTTAATATTTATTTATAACGAGGGGTTAGAAAATATTCGGGACGCAAATTGAGCTGTTTTTGTCTATCTACCTCTATACTACTAGTATATTATATATATATATATTATTATATAATATATTAGTAGTGTGTATTACTGTGTGGGTAGGGGTGGTCAAACCCACCTCCGCCCAGCCCCCCAGAGACGAGTGTCGTAAAAAATTATAAATTAACATTTTTGAAAAAATTGAAGCCCATACTGAACCCCAATCACCGAAAGAAGCTTTGTATGGGCTTGCCTTATTTCCTAATACTCATTGTTTTTTATTGTTTTTTATTATAAATAAATAATTTAAGAGGAGGTTGTGAAAAGTTTTAATTATTTGATTGATCTTTTTGATATCTCCTCCGTGATGTTTGCGTATGTCTGCCTCCAGAGGGGGGCATCTATAGATGGACTCCCAAGGTTATCCCGTTCGATTTCCCGCGCTATGTCGTCTCTGAGGACTTTGAGGGTGTTATCTGACAGGTCGTGTAATCGGGTGCAGATGATCTCACATACGTCATGCGGGGCATAGGTCATACGCCCGATGGCATACCGCTCAGCGTAAATCAGGATATCCTCAAAAACAAACCGTGAGAGGGTCACGGGGTCGTCCATCAGTCTCATTTCGCCACCCACATTTTACACTTCTCACCCGCGGATACGCTCATAGGCTCACTGGCGTGTTTTACGACATTTTGGTTGTCGGATGACTCACGTATCAGGCAACCACCATAAAACGCGCTGTAGGCCTCACAGTTGACGCACGTGTCACTGTAGATATACACACCGCTTTCCGTTATGGTTTGTTTGCGGGTCGGTGAGATTCTTAGGGGGTCGTTTGGGTATGTTGGTTCGATTTTAACGACTACCTTTCTCGTCACCGGGTTCTCTCGTCCGGTCTTTCTCACCCTAGTTTTATTAAGTTCGTTCCGGCATGATTTGCACCAACAGTGTAACCCGTCACTACGTGATTTATTTTTAGTGAATTCACTCAGTGGTAACTCTCGCCCACATTTTGTGCATGTTTTAGTTTTATCGTCTGTCATTTTATCTGGGTTCCTAAAAATTCGTGGTATTCCCGGTATTTTTTTACGGCTGGACGCCAGATTGAACACAGTGTTTTATTAGTGACATTTTTCCCCATTACTTTCACGGGGAACGTATCAATATCCCCAGTTAAGATTTCTTGTAAGGGGATTTTTGGAATGATCCGATTCATCGCGTTATCACATCGAATAGCTGTCCCATGCGCATATGGTTGGACAGTCGTCATAAATTCGTAAAAAGATAAGGTCATTCTGGGAATACCTCCTCTGGGAATACCTCGTATATTTCGGTACATGTTTTTCGGGAACACCCAACCTTAATTTTAGGTTTCGTCAATGCGGATATAGGTTCATACTCGCACGAAAATACACGAGACGGGCAATTCATACACATGTGATAATACAAATCAGTTCGCATGTGATACGTTGTTTTTGTTCGTTTCTCTTTCATTTTTTGTTTGCTCCGTGTCACCTTAATTAAAAAGTAACATATTATAATTATACTCCAAAGTATATATACTTTACTTAATAGTAATGTTGGTTAAAAAAAGGAGAGTTGTGTTATCCAGAGTTATGGTCAATCATAACAGTGGGTCCTGTTCAGCTCGTGTTGTGAGCCAAGCGTAATATCGAGACTGCCAGAGCGGGATATCGACTGGTTCGCCGAAGATACGCCAGATGTGCCATAAGATACGCTCTAACGGTGTCTGCCAGTCTGCGGCGAGGATAACCATATCATCTGCTGGCTGACCCACTGCATGAAGCAGTTCGTGCCAGATGCGGAGCGTGATTACCTCGTCTGTATCCTCATCTCTTACCCTGATACTCGCCCGCATATGATACGCACCGCCAAGAGCCAAAGCGGGAATATCGTCATCGAAGATAAACACATCACCCTCGTGTATCGGCATAGGAAACCCGTTCCAGATCGGGTCGGACGCGTCGCCGATTGATACGGTAGGGGTGCCGATGCGGATGTAAGGGATATCAAAAAAAGGAGGCAAATTTGGGAGGAGTTTGTAGACTCGCCAATACGTGTTTTCGTTTTGACAGTAAACGTTGAAGGCTGGCATGGTTTAGTTGGATATTGCCGTTATCGGCGCACCTGCCGCGCGATTGCACGCCGCATAGACACTAGTGGCCGACATTAAGACGAACATCCCATACGAGATAAATGCGCTATCGCATGTAGTATCTGGGTTGCCGTCGTGATCTTCTACGATAATACCATACTCCACAATCCCCTTACTTTCCATCAGGTCGATGGTTGCCCGGAGTCCGTGCTCATTTACTGCCGCGCCGCCAGCAACAAGCTGTTTGTAAAGCTGGGAATAAATCTCGTCTGACATTTTCCACGTTCGCGCCGGAATATTGTTCAGCTGTTCCGTCTGGGATTCGGTCTGTGGGACTGCCGGATCAAATAAATCAACGACTGTATTATATCCGTCAATGGCAACAGACAACGCGCCGGACAAATCTTTGTTCTTATACTTCTCAATCACTGCGGCGACAACGCCCAATACAGTAGTAATAATAGTAATAACCAACCCGATAGATGTCGGGTCAAAAAGTGTTTCCATGGAGGTATATTACCTCCGTGGATGCTTAATAGTTTCGTCCGTAGATGACGATACTGTCACCCCCTATCATTTTTTGATCTGTTTATGCTCCGACGTCCTTACCACTCCTTTTGAGTCTGTCAGGGGTATCTGATAGACGTTCAAGGGGCGGCCGCGTTTAGAGTTATCCTGCACACATTCGACCCCGCAATCTTCCAGATAATCGCTTATCAACCTCCAATCATTTGAGTTGACGTTAATCCCGCTGTTCTTAATCTCTTCTCGTGTCGCTGACAGGTTGCCGTTGATGTGCAACAGGTTGTATATGGCCTCTCCCTGCCGAACTATTCGCGGGGGATACGTCTGGCGTTCCGCCTGATACTTTTTCATGACCTTATTACTTTTCCCGGCAATCTCAAGGGCATCTGACATGGCTTCCTGAGTGATGATAACACCATTATTTCGGATGCTTGACATAGTCTGCATGGATTTATACGGTTGGTTCAGTAGAGATAACACAATAGCCAGCCTTTTCGCTTTGTCTAAATGACGGGTATGTAAGGTTTTCTCTATGATATCCTCGCATTCGAGGGTCTTTTTCTGCTGGTTCCGGTCTAACTCCTTGAGGTTGAGTTTTCCGGGTTCTAAACTGCATTTTATCGGGACTTTAAGCGGGGCGTTGTAATCGCTCAACTTCACATACTTCGCGCCCTCCATACGGCTGACATAGTTTCCGGCTAAAAATAACACGTCGGCGATACGATCAAACACACGATACGGAAGTCTGGTATCCTTAAGCTGATAATCCACTATCGCTTCGGGGATATAAAAAAACATATACCGGGACATATCCCCTGACTCAAAGTTCTCTTCACAGAGGATCTCCGACATCTGGGCGTGTGTTCCAAAGCCCAACAATGTCATTGCCGGACGGATAATAATTTGTTCCCGGTCGGTTTCATTTTTGGGAGTGTTCCGTTTGTCCTTCGAGTATTTTTTGGGTCTCATCAACATATCAGACAGAGTGTATGCTTTTGTCAGCGCGACAAGAGCCGTTTTCCCGATGATATCAGACGCGAGATTAGCGAGTGTTCTGCCAAACTCATCAACGCACATAATGGCTTGTGGTTGGGATACAATCGCCGAATGCACGCCGGCATCAGAGGAAAAAGACGACCCGTTCATAATCAGATCGGGGCAGCGGATATCATCACCCCATCGCGTGATCATCTTTTCGAGGTCGGCTTTCCCGCTTCCAGACGCGCCGAATACGACGACATACACATTTGAGTATGACCCGTCAAATACAAAGTTTCGCGAACATATCCCTGCCCCGAATACAAGAGCCGATAGATACGCACTGATACGATGTGGGCGGTATGCGTTCTCAAGAAAATTATTCGCGAGATCTCCAAGGACACCTCTAAGGGTCGGCAACCCCTCCAAAATAAACTCGTCATTCTGGGTTGCCATGGTTTATTTCTCCATCTGTTTCGATTTAAAATATTCCCACAGACAGGTCTCGATACACGCAGACCGGGAATAAATACCGCGTTCCACATCAATCATCTCAATGATCTCGTCACTGAGTGACACCGAATAATTATCTTTCTTACTACTCACATATATCTATTATATCCTAATAGTATATAATATTAGTTATTAGTATAAGTGGGTTAAAAAAGAGAGTGTTAAAATAATCTACTTTGTTCTTTCCATCCTTTGATACGTGTATTCGCTAAATCCACATACTCTTGTGATATTTCAAATCCGATAAAATTTCTTTGGTTTTTAAGAGCCATCTTTGCAGTAGTGCCGGAACCCATAAACGGGTCTAAAACAATATCGCCGGGGTTACTCCATGAGATAATATGATCTTCGGCAAGTTTTTCAGGGAATGTGGTGGGGTGTTTCCATATATCGTCTTTGCTACCTTTGTTTTTCCCAGTATCATATCCCCATATATTACCCCTATATTTTTCAGAATTAGTGATCATGGCTTGATCTCTTTTGCGCATTGCCGAACCAACTTCTTTAGTTGTTGCACTTGACCTTGTGGCATAATTATAAGTATCTCCGGCCGTTTTACATGGTTGCATTAATGGATTAAAT